GAAGGTCACTCGGGCATTGATTGGACGCCCTTGGACCGTCAATTCCCGGCTGAATACCACAGTGATGTCCTGAGGGTTGACCATCAAGATGCCGTTGTCGGGAACGGTCGGGTTGGCTTCTCCGGGCTGGGCATTCCTAACGACGATGTCGAAGAAGTCGTAATCGGCAAGGACTCCCCTCGGCACCTTCCCGTTGGCTTCCTCGATCTGCCTGTCGAACAGCAGGGAGAACGTGAAGTCGACAAATGACGGGGGAGCGATCAGGTTCCCCGACTCGTAAACCGTATTGAATGGATCCAGTGCCGCCTGATCTAGGTACGAGACATAATCACGCTGAATCTGCTCAGGGTTGTACATGAAGTACAGAACGGCTTTGGACTTAGAGTCACCAGAGCTGGGATCAGCACGACGAATGTACCCACGGGTGATCTTTCCCTGATGATTGGGAGTTAGGACACCTGAGGTAGAAGTATCAAACGGAGGATTGGATCCATTGTTTGTTTGGAGAAACTCATCAATTACTCGCTGTGAGACACGGCTAGTTTCTCCGTCTCTTACTGACTTAGACCAAGTGGGCCTAGTGTCTTGATCAGTTTCTGAAACACGGTAAGGAGAGAACCGATTAGTGATAACTGACATCAGTTTCTCCTAGAGAATCGGTCGGTCATTTCTGACTCAAGATTGTCAGCAATGAACGCAGTAAGTCTACGAGCATCAGCCAGAGTTCCATTGGAGTTGATATGAAAGGTGTTCTCAATCACGGTAGGAGCAGAGACACTGCTATTACGCACATTAGGTGCGTAAGTGGTGTTCACCGCCATGGGCTCTGCTCCACCTTCGAAGAACGGATCTCCGATGAGACCAGCACTTTTAGCGATGTCGTGAACGGGCTGCACCCACTTCTGAGCCGAGTAAAGAGGCGGCTTACCCTTGTATGGACCCCAGTGATAAAAGTCTGTACCTTGCTTTGACAACTTGAACGCAGCAGAGGCGTTGACATCGGGGTTGAAGAGGTCTTCGTCCTTGGAGAGTCCGTACTCTGCTCGCCTCGCTGGTCCTAAAGACCCGAGCATATTGATCTGCCACAGTCCATAAGACTTGTCTCCAGTACCTGCATTCGCATTCAAGAGCTGCGGGTTCCATGTGGACTCTCTACCGGCCAATGCCCCGGCAACAACGAGTGAGTCACCTGAGAATCCGGCACGGTTAGCTGCCTGAAGTGCGGCAAGAATCCTCTGCTCGCTACCAGCGACACTTGCCGCTGCCCCGGACCATCCACCGCCGTACTTACTCAGAATATTGGCTACCCCACTAGAGGGAGCTTTGACACCAGCAGCCGCTCCAGCGATAGCTGAGATACCAGCGGCGGTTGCTCCTCCTGCCGCAGATGCAGCAGCTAGAGCCCCCTCCATGGCGGTGAAGTCGAGAGACGAAGACAGTACCGGCTTGAGAGTTGGTCCCCTTGTCAGGAGGGAAGTGAACGCACCCAATAGGTTGTTCAGGTTGAAATTCTTCGACTCAGCAAACGGGTTCATTACGGAAGGAATGCCGAACAGGTCGAAGATTCCTCCAAGCGTGTTGTTCATGAGGTTGGTGGTATCGAGCATGCCACCTTTGCCGAATAGTGGCGATAAGTCACCACCAATGAGAGATGCCAGTACCTGTCGCTGAAGCTGACCGAACTCATCGTTAGTACCGAACAGATTCCCCGAAAGTGAGGACAGGAACCCTTGTCCGGACTTCAGGGCTCCCTCGCCTACGTCAAAGATGCTCCTCAAGAAGGTCTTCTCTTTGGCAACACCACTGAGCTTCGGGGCTGCGGGTGCCGCAGGAGCTACTCCGGTTGAAGCACCCGCTGACATTGCTGTGTCGTCGCCGATGTCTACGTCTCCAACTCCTCGACCACGGCGTCGTCGTGCCCGCATCGGAACGGTACCGGGAAGCCCTACGTGCCAAGGTTCCCCAACGTGGTTGGCGTTGGACAGGCCAAACTTGTGGGCGTTGGCTACGATCCACCCGTACTCACTACGAGGACCGAGGTCTGCGGCCCAGCCTCTCCCGTGAGAAGACTTACCGGCTGGAGCAGTCATACCAACACCGGCAGCATGGAGACGGCCCTGAAGGGCGCCGTCACGGAATCCCGAAACGATTCTTAGTCGTGGGTTGGCTTTCATCATGGCCCCGACACGGCTAGCCAAGCCGGGGTCCATACCCGCCGTTCCCGTTCCCCCGTAGGGACCGTAGTCGCCGATATCGACAGCCTCAGGGTCACCCGTGCCCATTAGTTTGTCAGCGAATGCTCCCACTCCCCCGGATGTCACATCGATAGCACCCTGAGCCATCGCTGCTGCGATAGGTGTAGGTACCGCCGAGAACAGCCGACCAAGTGTGCTGCCCGCAACGCCTAGACCGACATCGGTCAGTCGAAGAGCTTCAAGAAATGCCTGATCTGCGTCTTCACGGGTGCCGTATTGCTGGTACAAGCTCTTCCCGACACCGGGCATCTTGGCAGTTGCCAGAGCGAAATCACGGCGAGACGCCGCTGTGGCTGTTTCCAGCATCTTGTACGCAAGATCTGGGCCTCGGGCCTCCACGATCTTGTTGATGATCTCATCGCCGCCACCGGTAGCCCCAGAGGCTGCTTTACCGATGACGTACTGCCAGAAGTACTGGCGCATGTAATCGGGAACACCGTTGACCGAGAACCAAGCATCCATGTTGGACCCCGGGAACATCTGAGTCTGGAGCTGCTCCTTGGTGAATTGCTTACCCCGGTCCTTTCCGGGACGTTGTCCCTCAAAGAACTTCAGGGTGCTCTCGGCCCACTCTGCCAAGGTCTTCGGAACGCCACCGGCCCCAAAGGCACTCATGGCCCCGCCGGTCATCAGGAGAGACCGCTGCTGCGACTGCGTGTTTCCGAGGAAGCTGCTGTACTGGTTGGCGAGCTGCCCAGCCCCAATAGCTGGTGTCAGCTTCTGCATCTGTCTGATGGCCGTGAAGTAGGCCCCCGATCTGGGCGAAGAGAAATCTCCGTAACCGGTCTGGGCACCAATGTTGGTAGCCATCATGATGTCGTTGATGTTGCCACCAACAGGAATCTTTGAGTTGAACCCAGAGATGATCTGCTCGATGTTGCCGCCGCTGAGAGTCGCTACAGAACTAAGAGCCTGAGCCATGCCCTGTGTGACAGCCCGGTTCTCCTCGATGCGCTCGTAGACATACTTCATCGGCGTGGCGATCATTCGGCCGATCATGTCGCCGAAGGAGCCACCACCGCCCCCACCACCCATGGAAAGAGCTGAGGTAGTGGCAGATCCACCGATGCCGCCGCCCCCGTAAGCATTAGTGGTGCTATAGCTAACGGCACCGCCCGAGCCCATCGACCCAGTTCCCTGCATCATCTGCTGGGCTGATCCGGCCCCGTTCTTGAGGTCGGACATCATCTGGTTGAAGCCCTGCATGATCTGGGCGTTTTGGGTACCCAGTTCTTTTAGCGTTGACTTCAGGTCCGTAAGGCTGCTGTTGAGTGCCCGGACTTCCCCGGTGGTCTGGGAGAGGCCGGGGACATTGAACTTGAAGCTGGACGTGATGGGGGTAGAAGCTCGCTCCGAGCCTGCTCCTCCAGTTACGTCTGGCTCAGCCACGGCTGCTCCTAATTCTCCACTGTGCCACGTTGAACCAGTACAGGCGTTCTCTCTGTGGCATCTTCTTGATCTCTGTCAGCGACCAGCTTGGGTAGAACGATGTCAGTAGCTGGAACTGCTTGTAGAGACTCTTCGTATCAACTGAGAAACAACTCGACCCAAGTCAGGGCCAGTGTGTTCTCCTTTCCACAAGCGTGGCACGGAACCTTGACCGAGAGGTCGAGCACTGGCTGAACCTTATTCACTGCATCCAGAAGCTCCCTACGGTCCTTCATCCCCATGTTGTGGACAAAGCCGTCGGCATCGATAGGTGGGTCATTATCAATCCGAGTGATCACCTTGCTGAGAACCGCTGAGTTCTTCGCTGGGCCGCTCAAGCTCTGGTTGAGGTGCAGGATGTCCTTTCCAGTTACCCCTCGGAACTCGATGGTTTGTCCCTTGGAGTCCTTGAAACTGAACGGCCCTGTCACATCGTCCGGAACCTTTGCTTGGAAGTCCTCTGAGATAACCAGATCGGTCTCGTTCTCGTCATCACAAAACGAACACTTCCACCCAATAGTGCGTTCATTACCGAAAGTCACCTTCGTGACCTCCAGCATCAAAATGTCCCTCTCTCCGAGAAGCAGTTCGGCAACAGCCCCCTCCTTCTCGGCGATGGACATCTTGGAGAAGTCCAGTGATCCGATGCTTTCCGTCCCCATGGCGAGGATCCCGTTGTAAAGCTCGACCTCGTTTTGGTACTTAGCCAACCGTTCCTCGTCGGAGCCGGTCAGCTCTCGTACCTCAACATCACGTTGCCATGTGCCTTCGGCAAAGATCCCTCGGGGAAGCTGGAACTTCGGGTCCTCGGGTTCTCTGATCTCTGGCTCATCACCAGCAACAGCAGACTTGATGGTCTCTTCGTCAATCGGACTTGTGTTATCAGACAATGTGTGCTCCGTAGGTTTGATGAGTTATGTCAGCCGACGCCGCTGGCGCTCACTGGGTTGCTCCCCGCCACCTTGAAGAACACTGAGAGTCCCTCGTGGTGAATGGTCATGTTGTGGATGAGGACACCATTATCGGCAGCATTGAGCCCGCCGAAGGCTACGTTCGCTACCCAAGCGTTGTACACCTGAAAGGCAAGAACCGTACCGTTCGGGTTGCCGTTGATACCGGACTCTGGCCCCTTGGTCACGGGGTGATCGAGCACCCGGATGACCATGTCGAAGCGGAACTCCTGATCCATTCCAAGGCTGCCGTTACCCCACTGGGCGGCGAACATGCGGCGCCCTGCGTTCCACATACCCGGCTTGTTCATGAACACGCCAGATGTGAGGGTTAGCGGAGCGAAGTCCGTCTGCCCCGGTAGCTTGTGTGGGTTGGTGTTCCAGCCGCCCTCACGGTACGCAACGACATCCGTCGACATGGACAGGCCCTCAACAGAGGTGAACCCCATCTTGCCGATCTCATTGGTGAGAGCGGAGTCGTTGTCGTACATCTGGACTTGGAACTTAAAGTTCCTGACCGGATCTGACTTTGCACGGGTTCTTTCACCCGGAGGCGTAAGAGGCATCTACTTTGCTCCTTAGGAGATGATCTCAGCGGTCGAACGACCACCATCGAACTGAGAAACACGGATGACGATGAATTCTGCGGGGTACTCCAGAGCAAGACCGATCTCCATCCGGACCTCGCCAGAAGCGATTACGTCAGGAGTGTTGATGGTCTCGTCACACACGATGAAGTAAGCCTCATTGGTAGACGTTCCTCGCAGCCCCCCGGAGTTCCAAATCGGCCGAAGAACACGATCTGCCGTAGCGTACAGATCGGCCCACAGAGCCTCATTGTTGTTCTGGAACAGTGCGAACTGGGTTGAGTTACGGAGGGTCTCCTTGACGTAGATCAAGGTCCGTCGTGCGTTGATGTACCGGTCAACACCGAAGTTCTTTCGGGTACGACCGCCCATGATGCAGATCCCCTGACCGGCTACCGGTCGGAGAACATTGATGTTGATCGAGTTGAGGTCCCCGAGAAGGGCATCGCTGAACTTGGCATCAACATTCAGCGCATTAGATACTGATGCGGTAACACCAGCGGGTGACTGGTAGACGCCCGACGTGGCATCGGTACGGGCGAATACACCGGCTACCGCCCCTCCCGGCGGGATGGTGATCGTTCCACCGTTGACGGCAGGATCAGGAACCACAATCCACGGGGTATACGCCGCAACGTAACTGCTGCCCGAGTGGGCGGTGATTGACCCGGAGCTGGACTTGATGCTCTCACCGTAAGCAGCGGAAGTCTGCGTGTACGGGCGGGCATCGAAGTTGTCATTGATGACAAATACGTCGCCCCGGTCCAACCCTGCCGGGTTGATCGAGTTGGACACCCAATCTCCTGTGGAATCGAGGTGACCGACGATGTTGACGACGACCGGACCCGTGATTTCGTCCAGAGCTGTGTTTACAGCGGAACTCAGGTCAGCCGAGGTGGGAACCCCGCCGTTGACTCCACCACTGAGTGAGAGAGGGCTGGTGCCTGTGTCTTCAGGTGAAATCTCAGCATCAATGCCCTCGATTCGAATGTACTTCGAACCATAGATCTGATCGTTCACGGCAGCATCAGCACGCTTGGTACCCGGAACAGTCCCGTCCAGAGAGAGGTTATTGAACCGCTCGACCTCTACGTCGATAGACCCAATCGTCATGTACACGAGAATGGTGTAAACAAGCGGGCTGCTCTGTTGGTAGGAGATGCCTACCTTCAGGGTGTTGCCCCATACGCCGTCTGACTTTGCTGTCACCGTGAAGGCTACGCCCGGGGTTGGGGTATCCCCGTCGCCTACCTCTACCTCCGCTGCCGCTCCGTCATCGCCGTTTACTGCCTTGATGACGTAGGCGTTACGGCCACCGTTCTGGAAGTAGCTGAACAGTGCGTACGGAAGGAATGCCTTCTGTACGTCAGCGGGCTGGTCGAAGCCACCGAAAGCGGCGGTGTACTCGGACCACGAAGAGAGACGAACAGGGACGTTGGTAGGCCCCTGAGCGGCGTAGCCAGCGAAGAGGGTGACTGCCGAGGCGAACCCGACCTCACCCGGTCCACGTAGGACCGCCTCTTCAAGGTAGACACCCGGTCTGCGGTAGTTGGAAGGCATAGCTCAAAGCTCCTTGGGAGATGTGTGGTAGTTACCGACGGAAAGTTCCACAGTGTTCAAACGAGCCTTATGGCGGTGGTTCAGTGGTAAACGAATCAAGAATCTGAGAATGGTCCTCAGAGTCAGTCGGATGCTCGGGCGCCAATGGATCGGAATCCAAGTCGTAGATATCGACGTGAATGGCCCGTACTTTTTCGAGTTCCAGAAGGCGAGATGACGGGATCTCACTTTCCATATTAACGGTGTAGATCTTGCGGAACTGCCGCTTTGTAGCCTCAATGGTTTCCAGCGAATCCGCTGATACCCACTCTAGCAGCTCGCAACGGTGCCAAACCTTGTCCGCAAAGGTGGAAATGAAGAACGATCTGGGGCCGAGGAAGTCGGTGATCATCCGGCTGATCAAAAATCGGTCATCAGAAGCTGACCTACAAAAGGTCGAGATCTGAAACTTGATGTCGTAAGGCAGAAAGTTGCTGGCCCAGAGATTCTTGGTATCAGGGTCCTCCGGTGAGACATCATCCGAGTACCCGGGCCAGTAGAACCGCTCGTCCACGGCCCCGGTACTGCTCTCATAGACAGCGGGTGTCCTCATCTCATCGAAGTAGCTGTGCCAGCGTTCGTAGGCTGGGCTGATCGACAGCAGGTCGATGGTGATGAACGGGTACTTGATGAGGCGCTCTGATGTGGGCCAGCGGAAGTACACCGGTACCGGTGTCATGGTTCCCTTGACAGGAATTTCAATACCGGAAAGGTAGTTCTTGAGTGCCAACTCTTCTGCGATCAGAAACCCGGTGTGCTCAGCGAGGTCCGGGTCAGAGATCAGGCCGTAGTCGCTCATGTCTGCATACCGAACTTGGAGTTCAGAAAGCCGTCGGCCCGAGCTGACGCCATGCGGCTCACATCGTCAAGGGTGCGGAGGATCGGATCCGGCGGGTACTCGTCTGTTCCGTACTCAGAGGCAAATGCTTCAGAAACAAAGTCGGGCGAACGCACACCAATCCAGAAACGGTCCTCGTCGTCCCAAGCATCGATGAAGTCGGCAACTTTCACCCAGCGGGGTGAAGCCTCTGCCCGTCGCATCACCTCGGTGTAGACAACGTCCTTGACCTCTCCGTAAGCGTCCGTGGCAGAGTCCATGTAGGTCTGTAGACGCTGGTCAAGCGAACGGACGAGGTCCGCAGGGATTTCAAAGCCCTCAGGCACCCTGTTTCTCCGAAGTGATAGGCAGTTGTAGGTCCGTAACGCACGTTACAGACCCCCTTATCTTACCATCACCAGACGTTGCTATTGACCTGCCCTACGTACGACGAAGTGGTCGTGCCGTCTTCCCGGTAAACGTCGTATTCCATACTGATCTCAGCGATACTCGCCCGAGAGGTGCCCGGATTATTGAGATCGTTAGGAGCAAATCTTTGGACTACTACACGAATTACTTGGCTTTCTGACACTACTTCCAAAGGAGTAGTCCGGGTCCACGTCTTTGACCCCAAGCGGTATTCCTGCTTTACAAAGGGGGTAGTAGAAACAAAGTAATTGTAGATATCAGTGTCCGAGGCCCTTACCTCAGACCACTGGTTACCTGTTGAACCCAAGTTACCAGTACCACTGATGAAACCAATGGTTCCCCCACCGGCCCTCTCAATGGACATTACCTGTTCTCCCCACGACTGGATGCCAAAAGCATTTCTCCCAATTAGCCCGTACTGGGTCACCTTTACCTGACGAACTCGCACCTTTGAAATGGCTCGGGAAACCCCACTAACGATCTCAGAAACGGGAGGTTTCAGATCAACCCACACGGGAGTTGGATTATTGGCGAACATTCGGTTGAAGGTTGAGTTGTACACCGTGGTAGACGTAGTCGAATGAATCCACTCGGTTCCGGTACCGGGAGCATCGGATCCATCAATGACCTTGGCAACAGTTCCGCTGGCTGTAGGTGGGAAGGTTGAAATAGCGGTCCAACCAAGAGGTCTCCTGATCGTGCTATTGGATGCCCAAGCATAGTTATTGGTAACCACAATGGTGCCGGGATTACCAATCTGCCATTTGACCTCGCTGGATGGGTCGGTGAATCCACCGTCACTAAGAGTGTTTGGCTCTACCGGGGGATACGACGTGGCACCAGAGAGCTTTCTAACTGTGAAGGACCACTTAGTCCCGTAGGAGTTTGTAGTGGACCCGGTAGCGAATCTGAACTCCGCTGGAACAATGGACAATGGCACTTCGTAAGCTGGCATATCCAGATCTTCAGCCAGTGGGGTATCGCCATCGGTGTAGACCCGAGCAACTGGATTTCCACTATTCAGTTTGGAAGTTCCTGAGTCGTTCCACCTGTAAATCTCAATTACGTATTCACGAGTGGCGTTACCGTCTGCGTAAGGGGGCAGAAACCCCGTCCAAAATAACTTGACACTCTGGTAATTAGACGGCTGGTAAGCCACAGGATCCGGCGCCGCTGGTGCCGGTAGGATGTCTAGCTCCGGAGCAGTTTCTAGCGGAAATCTCCAGAACGAGCCCCAACCACGATAAGCCGTATCCGATGGATCCGTAGGGTCAACCGGGTCGTGACCTTCAATCAGCTCATAACTGGCGCCCGGATGCTTGTACCAGTTGTAGTTGGAGTAGCGGTACGGGGTGACCGTAGCTACCACGCTCATGCCAGTGGCCGGTAACCATTCACCCGAATTCCTGACGAAGACCTGCTCTACGGTCTCCCAAGAGCCATCAGTGAAAACCTTGAACTGAGGGAATGTCATGCCGTCTGCACCCAGAGTGTTCCCTCTGGGTAGCTACCCGTAGGGGGTGTTGCGGAGTCCGAGATGACGATCCCGGCAATCAGAGCATCGTTTGTTGACCCGTCATTGATCTTCAACGTGCCGCTGGTGCCTGAAAAGAGTCTAATTCCATCCTCAGTGCCAGTCTTGAACTCAATTCCATTGTCGGCATGACTGTCCTTAGTTAGCTGGAAGTTCTGGAATGAAAAGTTCCCAAGCCGACTAACCCCTGAAATAGCAGTGACTGTCCCTGTCACGTTGCCGGTCAAGTTTCCTGTAATGGTCCCCGGAGAGTTGACTGCGAGGGTCCCGCTAGTGGTGATGTTTCCGGTACCCATGTTCAGGCTTCCGGTGATGGATACAGCACCAGTGATCGATGCCCCACCGGCCGTTACTTCGATACCGCCAGCATCAATCTTCAGACCCTTGCTGAATGCCAGCTTTCCATCGGCCCCTGTAGCTCTGGTAATGGAAGTTGTCTGGCCGTCAGATGCAGCGACTGTGACGGTTCCGTCTGAGTTGGACGAGAGTCGGTGGGCTGTGAATGTTCCATCAGTAATGGAGATGGTGCTCGACTGGAGCTGTACCTTTGCGGTACCGCCAGCGAGTTGAAGAGAAACGCTGGTAGACGATTCTGTATCAGCTCTCAAGTAGTTTGAGAACATAACTCTTCTGAACTCGGAGCCAGCCGTCTTGGCTACGAGATAGTTATCATCATCGATGAAGGCGACCGACCCGATTTCAGGAGTAGTCGACTCAAAGTCGCCCTGTTCCTCGTAACGGTTGATACCACGCTTCTGGAGGTGTTCGGCGTCCTCTGCCCGCCAGTTATTTTCACCGTTAACCCAGTCAATGGTTCCATAGGCACTACTGAGATCTGGGTTAGCCATGGTATTCCTCTGGTCGACTCTGGTCTTTCAATTCTACCCGCCGAGAACGCCGTTTACGTAGTGCCAGCTCCCACTCATGCGAATCTCATCGCAACAAGAGGCGACGTGTTGATGTTGTCGGTCACCGCTGTGACTGCCGGGTAGGACGTGATGGCCCCGGTGCCCGGTGTCTTGAGCCAGCCGGAATACTGGTTGGCTGAAGAACTGGTTCCGGCTGGCATCGGAGCGATGTGTGATCCCGATGATGCCCCTCGGGCGGTGACAGCGTTCGCTGACCGGTTGTGCGCCACGACGTAGTAGAGGCCCGGTGTGAGCGCTACGGCGGTCGTTGTCGCCGACAGCACCTGCGTGCCGCTGCCGGTCGTGGTGACGTTGACCGAGAACACCGAGGTGTCCGGGTCGCCGCTGGCGTTGGCCGTCATCACGTGCAGGTCAATCGACTGGCCGGAGCCGTTCGCAGCAGACAGGTCGATTTGCAGGCCGTCAACACTCACCGGCTGATAGATCGGGAACGGTGTCGCCGTGGCAGCACCCGACGCCAGCGAACGCGTGCCACCGCTGGTGACATTTGGGGTGTAGTAGTAGCGCCCCGTGACGTAGTAGGCGTCCACAACCGGTTCCCCGTAGGTCTGATCGCCACGCAGAAACGTGCCAGAGGTGGCGGTGCCGCTGCCCAAGCGCGCGGTCGCCAGCGTCCCGGACGTGATCTTCCCGGCGTCAATGGCGTTCGGAGCCTCGTCCGCGCCCTGCGCCAACACGAGGATCTCGCCATTGTTCGTGTTGACCCGAGTGACCAAGCCGACCATCTGTACCGCATCGGAGGTCCCGGTCGGCTTCGTGCCGGTCAACTGGCCTGCCGTTGTGCTGACGTAGAGCGGCTGGTTGATCGAGTAGGCGTGCGTGTTGACGCCACGCAGCGTCCCCATCACGATGACGAAGCCGGTGGCGTTGGCGTTCAGCGACGTTTCGGTGAGGCCAATCGCTGGCATTGCCGCTGTCACGTTGGCGTCTGCGGGTGCGATCTCAATGGTGCTGGTGCTGCCGACGGTCCCGGTGGCGTAGACCGGAGTGCCCTTGGCGATGGTTGAGCCCGTCGTGTTCTTGACCGGGACGAGGACTGGCACGTCGTAGGTCCAGCCGGTGCCCGACAGAAAGTCGTACTGAGTGCGGGTGCCGTTCGTCCACGTTGGAATAATCAGCCCACCGCCGGTTGGTTCAAGACGGAGAACATTTCCTTCTGCACCGAGACTCAGCCCGGTGGTCACGTCATACCAAGTGGGGAGGTTGGCTACAGCCCCCTGCTCGTTGTTGAGCCCCCAGCCCCAACCGCCGATGTTCACAGAGATGAGCGACACGCCGGAACCAGTCGGCAGAATGTAATCGCCAGACACTCCATGTAGCACGTCGGTGCCTGCGGGGCTGATCGTAACGAACTGTGCAGCGGAGCCAATCGACACCATCCGTCCAACATTTGTGGCGGCATCGGGCAGCGTGACCGCGGCCCCAGTTGTAATCACAAGTGACTCGTCGGTGACCGTGTAGGGACTCGTCGTCGTGAACACCGAGTCGGCCCGCTGGTATTGCGGATGGTCGTCTGCAACGAGATTTGTAAGTGCTGAGTGATCGGTAGTTCCCGGATCACCTTTTGAAGCGATCTCAGTCCAGTACGGGCCTTCACTTGGAGTATCACCAACGTTGCCGCCGTTGGAATTGATGCGATACCAAGTTTCACCGTTGTAAGTCGCCACGTCGCCAACTGCGTATGCAGCACCTCCGCTATATGCCCCCGTGAAGTTCCACAGAGCATCTGCGCCCGGGCTACCGGGGTCGCCCTGCGGTCCCGGATCACCCTGCGGTCCCGGATCACCCTGCGGACCCGGATCACCCTGCGGGCCGGGATCACCCTGCGGGCCGGGATCACCCTGCTCACCCTGAGGCCCGGGCTCACCTTGGGCGAGGAGTTCAGACCAATAAGGGCCTTCACTTGGGGTATCGCCTGCATTCCCACCGTGAGCGTCAATGCGATACCACAGTGATCCGTCATAGGTAACTACATCGCCTACTGCATAGGATGCCTCGCTGTTGTAAGCCCCTAAGAAATTAAGACCGGGATCTCCTTGTGGACCGGGAGGACCGGGGTCTCCTTGTGGACCGGGGTCTCCTGAAATCTCTAGGAGATCCTCCAATCTCGTAGCCCCGTCAGGTCCAACTACCCACTGTCTACCAGCGAAAACAGACGGGTCATCGTCTTCTGTAAGAGCAATAACGCTCGTTCCGAACCCATATGCAGAAATCTGAGAGTTGTACTGGTCAAATGGGTAGCAAGTCCCTGACGGGACCACCCAGTAGAATCCGTTTTCACTTCCGTCGTCTTGATTACTCAGTAGTACAGGTACTGACGTACCACCAAGCTCTACAGACGGATTAGGGTCAATATCTGTAATGTCTACGTCTGAAGTAAAGACCGTAGCTACTCTTAGAGGAGAGAATGGTGGTAGGAAGAAAAGCTGGGGATCACCGGTTAAAGGGTTGATTCGAACAATTCCGTTAAACGGGGTATTGCTGAAGAGCCCAACCGACTGGATCATCATCCCTAGGTTGTCCAAGATAATTGGGTCTTCTACAAAGACGAGGGGGTTGATGTGAGAATCTTCTGGATACAGGTAGATGCCGTCTGCATAAGTCGACTGCCCGAGAATTAGAGCGTATTGACCATCTAATGCTCCGGGCTGTCCCGCTTCTTCGTTTAGTGCAACCGCGATTGGACTGGGATCGTTTTCGAGATCCCAACCGATCTCTTCTACGGGATAGAAGATTGCATCATTAACTACCCACCTAGCTAGTGAGTTAAGAGCATCTTCTACAGAACTGTTCGCAACTCCAAACGCCTCCTTAGCTCCCTCAAATGTTACATCTGCGGCGTCAACGGATACCGAAGATGGTTCATCTGAGAAGTCACCAGCGTAAACCTTGACGCTGACGCTCTTCTTTCCTTCTGAACTCCATACGGATGTCATCGGTCTTCTACTACCTCAAGCGTTCCCCTGTAGATGACGTTGTCTACGTCGTCAAAGAACTGAGTCATCTTCCAAGAATAACGCCCATCGATGGACAGATCAGCGATGTCCTCAGAGAGCAAGGTGATCCGAACTGCGCCTTGATTCTGTTCGGAAGAATCAACCTCAAACGAGGCAACAACCTCGGTGCCGCTGAATACCTCGGCTAGCCACGTTGACCCGGTGAGATCGGTTGAATCGAATTCAATGAGGAACGTGGCGTCCGACCCAAGCTCGACCGAGAGGTCGAGGGTAGATACATCATCTGTATCGGGGTCAGGGGTGACGAATGGGGTGTTCCACGGGAACAGGTCATGCGGGAACTCATCCATCTGCATCTCCAGACCAGCGATACCGATGATGATGTCTCCCTGTGGGGTCCTACCACGGATCTGGAAGTTGGAGACCGAGTAGAAACGGCCGTCGTAGAAGATGATGTCGTTAAGACGGTCATCCAGCCATGCTGCGGAGTCTCTGCCGATCTGAGAAGGATCAGGCGCATACGTAGGAGAGGGAAACGGACCAGCACCGTGGGCCTCATCTGTGCCGATTCCTCGGGCACGAAGAGACCGGGATGAGCATGCGAATCGAACCCTCTGTGTGGGGCGTCGGCCCTCACCGGAGTACTGCTCCGGGTCTTCAATCTGGTCGATCCACAGTACAGGGATACGAATACCAGTCTGGTAAGTCAGACCGCCCTCGTCGTACACGTCATCCCACCGGGACTCTTGGGAATCGAACCGGAACCAGATGATCTCTTCACCAATGGTGGAGAAGTACTTGTCGTACTCCTTCCAGATGTACTTCATCTCCCGGCGAACATCAACTGCCATCAGTAGTTATCCCCCGCTGGTTCCGAGGGTGGTCCACCCCTCACCAGCAATTCCGTAGTCCATGTTCAGAGACCCGCCCTCGCTGCCGCCCTCTTCGGGAGAGGGAACTATCGGATCGATCTGGGGGAACACACGAATGGGTGGACGTGGGTCGTCCACCTCTCGTCCCCGGAAGGTCGGAACGTAACGGTTTGTGAGACGAGAAACACGGCGAAGTTCCTTCACGGAGATCTTCATCAGGCCCACGTTGAGCGATGCCGCCATCTCCTCGTACTTCTGCCTCCAGTACTGGAAGAGCTGAAGCGTCTGCTGGAACCGCATGTGGGCCGGAATCATCATGCCCTCAGGGGTCGACACGTCGATCTCTGTGGAGAACTCGGTTACCAGAGACCACAGGGCATAGACCAGAGTGCCGATGGCAATCGTGTGCTGCTCAGGGCCGCTCATCTGAGATAGCTCAGTAACGTCCGTCCGGTCGTACAGATGTTCGTTGACCACGAGTTCAGCGAAGTACGTCAGGTCCTCGTCTAGGAACCATTCGTAGTGGTATCCAACGGCGTAGACCCCAGCCTGTAGTGCCTCGGGATCGTTCAGCTTGATAACTCCGTTGCGGTAATCGATGTGGAAGTCAGTAACTTCGGTACCGTCAGCTACTGAACGTAGTTCAAGTGATGCAATTAGAGGGTGGCTGAGTTTGACCGTTGCCGACTGAAGCGGCTGGTACGTGTCCTCAAAGAACACCGGGAAGTCACGAAGGTGATTCCGGGCAGCCTGACCAAGTTCGGGGATTGAGTTTGCAGCCATATCAAGCGATGGGGGTGCTCAGGGTCCAGTCTGCGTGAACCACGCAGCGACCAGAAACTCTGGTCTTGAGACCGGTGTACTTGATCGGTTCCGGAGGATCCTCCTCGTTCCACTCTGCCGGGACAGCGGACTCAAGGTCCCAGAAGTAGTGACCCCCGGGCTTGATCTTGGAGGAACTGAGAGAGGGAAGAATGAGATGAGTAACTGTCCCGCCCTTGTCAGCGTCGTAGACCGCTTCAACCTCAAAGATCCCCACGAGGGAGTAGCCCTGCCACCATGACCAGTCCGGGCGCCTGCCGTACCAAGGGACCCAGCCGTTGAACGTACGAATCGATGACAAGTAGGTATTACGTACTTCGGCGTGCCAGTAGAGCTGCTTCCAAGGAGCGATGAGCGGGGTAGGGCTGGCGGTTACCTCTTCGGGAACAGTCTCCGATGCCGCATACATCGGTAGGTCGTCAGCGTCCAGCGGCCTCTCTGGGGTGTAGACGACGTTGTTCCAGAGGTAGTAGAGATCGACCTGATCACCACGAACGATCTCCAGATCGTCCCGCAATGGCACCGCCTGAGACGGAGATAGCAGGGTGGCATTGATGTGCCTTGAGTAGGGTGCCTCCACGGCTGTCTCCACTGAGAAATTTAGCTCGTCCACGATACCGGTCCTGAGGGAGTGACTCTCCTGAAGCGGAGGTTACGGTTCGTTTCTCAGGATGCAGTGATTCGAAAGGAGTTGGGGAGCCACACTACCTGTAGAGATTCTACTACCTGCTTCGGCTCGCTCAGGACTCCCCACGCCTTGATGCTGGCATCCGTTGGGGTCGTTCCCGGGGGAGCGCTGGTGATGAACCACGACTGAATGTCGTCGCCGTTAGCGGTAAAGGGACCAAATGAGATCGACTCCGCATTCTCGATAAACAGGCCAGACTCCGAGCTGTCCGGTGCTGTCCAGATGCCCGTATCAGAAATGATACGCCGCTCGTAACCGGGGTCCGTCAGCTCGCCATCAGGTGCGCTCACTACAGACGGCGTGCCGGGTTGGTCTGCGAACAGTGAAGTAGAAAGCGCCAAGTACCTTGTCGTAGTAGCAGGAGAGATGGTCTTGTACCCTACGAGCGCTTTCAGCAGGTCGGCAGAGAACTCTGGTGTGATCGACATCAAACAATCGTTTCGTCAGAGAGATCGGTAACCGCTCGGAAGTCTGAATCACTGTCTACGGTGTCGTCCACGTTGATGATGCCGGAGAAGACATCGTCAAATACGAGACCGTACTCGTTCATACCAATGTTGGTAACACTGGAAAGGCCCAAGGAGACCTCGGTCCACATGGGTCCGGAGAAATCAGGCGTGTAGTTAGTACCGGCGTCAGTGCTGTACTTAAACAGCTCTGAGCTGTACCCAACCTGAGCGTTGTCGAGCAGAGGGCCGAATCCGTCTTCAGTGAGCGGAAAGCTACCCACGACTACGCCTTGATGTAGTAGTTGACAGCGAAGTACGGCTGCAACCGAGAGAAGGACTGCCCATTACCCACCGTGGACTCTGTTGGTAGCGTGTGGGTGTGTGCAGGCTGGGACTGGATGTACACGTCGTGATAGTGATCAAAGTGCTCACTAACACTGTGTGTGTGCCTGCCCCCACGCTTAACCGAAACCCCCGTGTAGGCAGAGACTGTCTGCCAAGAAATGTCCACTGACCAAGTGTGAGACGAATCGTTGAAGAGTCCGTCGATCTTGTTCTGACCGCCCCACATTGCTGCAATGAAGAACGTAGGGGTGTTGATTCCGTGGTCAGCCCCACCGTGGAAGTGCCCCGGGTCGTTGATCTCGTGAACGTGCTCCCCGCCCTCAGCGATTGTGTGGCTGTGTCGACCAGAGAACTCTGTGGTCTGAGGAAATCCGTTGATGTTGTGATCGTGGCTACCGCCGGGGTTGGTGGTATTTTCCGTGAAGTGCTTGTGGGCTGGCATGTTCGCAGTGGTCAGAACCGTTGTCTCCGACCCGCCAGAAGAACCCGCCGAATAGGTGCTGCTGGCCCCGAGGGTGGTGCGGCCCTGTAGATTCGGCATGATCAGGTAAGTGATTCCGCTGATCGTCGTAACCAGCGACGGGTACTCGGCCTCAAAGATCTCTTGAAGACGAGGGTACTCAGAAGCCACTACCTGTTGACCGTTACACAACAGCCACGATCCGTCTAGGTAGTCTGTGGCCGTAGAACCTTTCAGGACTGTGGAGATGATGGTCCCCGGCGGGTACTCATCTGCGTAAATCTCGGCCCAGCCCCCTGTGGAGCGCTTGATGAACGCTCGGCCGTACTGCTCATCCAGATAGAGCGATCCGGTAGCGCCATCGCCTGAAAGAGGCGTCCCTGACCCATAGAGCAGGTTGGAGCCAAGTACCCGACCGTCGGCCTCTACCTTCCCAGTGACAAATACATCCCCGTTGACCGAGAGTGTCTCATCAAGGGTCAGTTCGCCACCGGAAACTGTCACACCGTCATTGATGTTCGGAGAGAACGTAACGTCGCCAATCGATGTCGACCCGTCTCCAGTGACCTTGAATGTGGTGGTTGTTCCAGCAGCCTTGTTCTCTAGGAACACAGACGACCCAGACACCGAGCCACGAGATCCCTGTGGGATCAGATAGCGCTTATCGATGACGTTCTGCGCTGCTAGCGCACTAGCTGCCACGGTTGCCGGAACAAATACAGCGGCAACAACCAGCTTTCCGTCCGGAATCTCCGGAAATACTGGCTTACTGGCGGGTACCCCAGTAATCAAAGAAAGACCGGAACTGTCGGCGACAACGAGATCGAACCGGTCTGCATCCCCGCCCGCCGTCAGCGAAACATTGCTACCAGAGACCAGCGAAAAGAATGCCCCGTCGACAATACCGATGTTCGTTGAGCTGGATAGAGAGAAGCTACCGGTACTGATGGAGTAATCGAATCCCTGTAGTACCCCGTAGCGGGGGTTGCCAAGGATTGAGAAGTCACCGGCATCGGGCTCGGCCTGACGATTGGATGCGATCTTGGTGCCGTTGATCTCGTACCCAGCATTGGGTACGTAGAAGCCTGCCCGGTTAGCCATGGACGGATCCTATCAATCGATGACAGATGCAAGTCTCGTCATAACGAGAACCCGCATGTCAGCAGCGGCTACAAAGGTTCCTTCTGCGATAGGTGAAATCGGCTCACCGCTGGGAGGGGTGAGCAACACACCTACTCGTACGGATCGGTGAGCCGATGGGAACCTGAGGAACTTGGTCAGGTTGAGATCAACAGACACCGTTCCTGCGGATGAGGTGGTCTGGGTCTTATCAATGGGCCAGACGTTTTTGGTAGCCCCTACGTATACCGGGCTTTCTGCGTCGTCTTCAGAAATGACAACAATCGGAGTGATGCTCACGTCCTCGCCGATATTCGTCAGGGTGAGGCTTCCGGGAACTAGAGAGACGTAGAGAAACATCTCCTCGTCAGAGACGTAGTTCCAGACCGTCCGGGAGCCAGCGTCGGTAGAAGAACTCCAGTTGATCGACTGCTCATAGAACGTCGGGGACGCTGGCAGGTTGAACCAGATCGTCTGCGCCAGATCAACTGTCTTGTACTCAATGGCGTCGTAGTACAGGTCAGGCTCGTAGTTGAACCAGTCCGCTGAACTTCCCTCGGTCCCAACTTCTTGGGCGAACGAGCGGAGGTCCTGTGCAGTGATATCGCCAGTCGTATTGTCGGCGAATGGGCCACCAACGGCCCACCAAGACGGATCGAGGGGCATGTAGTTTTACTCCGATCAGGCGGGAGCTTCGCCAGCCTGCCACTCCGTACCGTCCCAGTAGTACTTATCCGTACCACCGGTCTTTACGAGATAAACAAACTCGCCCTCGGCCCACGCATCGGTCTGCCCGAAATCGCTGGACTCAAGCTCCTCAACAGTCTGGGGGTAACGGCCCCCAGTGAACTTGCGCTCAGTAACGCCAGAAGCGACCCCGGTAGCGAGGGTAGCGGCAACCCACTTATTGGTGGTGCCGTCCCAGCGGTAGTGACGACCAGAGCCGATGGTGACCCACTGGATAGCCGTCCACGCCGTGGTGGATCCACTACCGAAGTCGTTAGCAACGGTGTATCGCTCGTTCAGCTCCTTGAGGGTGTTAGGAACAACACCCGTGCTGAAAGTTCCCGGGCTGTTGTTTACAGCGGTGACCGTGTTAGCAAGAACACCAGCAGGGGTGTCCTTAATCTGACGCTGAGTCACGTAGAACATGCTGTAGCCGTGAACTGTAGCGATACTCATGATGGCTCCTTAGTGCCAGATTCTGCCGTTGTTCTCAAGTTCCTGAGCGATGTACCAAGGAACCCGGTACTCGTGCCCTGCCTTGAAATTGTAGCGCTCCACCTTTCCGGAGGCTACGTACGACATGTCCTCGATGTCTGAGTTAACCCGGACTACGTAGGTGGCGATGCCACGGTTGCGGGGGACCACAACCTCTTCAGGTTCGCCGACTACGACCTCCGGTTCTGAAAGAACCGAGTTGAGTGTGCCGATCCTCTCAGCGTCCTCAGGAGTGGCTTCCTCCTGAACCTCAACGGTTTCTACCTTGCTCGCCATGATGAGTTACCTCCGGTAAAAGTTGTACGAATCTACTAGGGGAGGAGGCCCCGAAAGAGACCCCCTCCCCCAATAAGTGCCCTCAGGGGGCGGTAGATCAGGCGTTGGTGCGGATCTTGACGACAGCGCTGTCGGTGACGAGACCAAAGCCCCAGATCGAGTACCAAGCGAGAGCGTGCTCACGACCGAAGTCAAGAACACCACCGTCACGAAGCTCGACCGGCAGGGAGATGGCGTGCCCGAAGGCGTTGTCACCGAGCATGATGGCCTCAAAGACATCAGCGGTCTCGGAACCTGAGGTCGGGACCTTGTCCGGGTACGGGTTCGGCCACTTCTGGTCCCAGCCCGGAACCGCCGTCTCACCCGGAGCCTCGTCTGGCTCCGCTGAGGTCGACGCCGAGGGGCTGTCGTCCAGAGTAGCGGTCGAGTCGCCCTTGTTGACATCAAGCTCGGTCGAGGAGCGCCAGTCAAGAGCGGTGCCGTTGTCGTAGGTCTCAAGCGCCGGGTAGGTGTTCGCACCGGACTGAGCGACCGTGCCTACCTGCGTGGTCTCGATGAAGACCACATCGTAGAGACGGCCGATCTCGCCCAGCATGAAGTTACCGGGAGCGGCGTACTTGGTGACCTCGATGAACTCCGGGGTGTCACGGAGCTGACGGCTCTGCGACGGGTGGATGAAGCAGACGTAGGTCTCGCCCAGCCGGGGGATGTTCTTCGTGGACAGCTCAAGAACAGCATCCTTGACGGCGTGCGGGGTGAAGAAGTACCCGCCAGCAGAGAGGTTGTTGGTGCCACCGGTGATGGCGTCGCCCTGCGTGCCCTTGTTGTAGATGCCGTAGTTGGTCGTCAGGTCAGTTGGTCCGGTGTACCCGTAGACAACCGAGGATGCGCTGGTGAGCGTCTCACGAGCCTGTACGTCCATGTACAGGGCCATGTTGCGGCCCAGAAGACGTGAGGCCGAGGCCATTACGTCATCGAACGAGGCATTCAGGAGCAGCTCGGATACAGCGACGGCGAAGCCCTGCTCAGCAACCGTGATGCGGTACTGCTGGGCCGAGATGCCATGGGTCTTCATGCGGATGCCCTCAACCAGCGGACCCGAGGGGATCGGCAGGTTGTTGTAGCGCATGAAGTTGACGGTGAGACCGGGCATGACACCCAGCTCCGTCTTCTTTACGGCGAACTGCTCAAAGCGCAGGACCGGCATGGCCTGAAAGAGAATCTCCTTCGACCAGATGGTCTGAATCGCCGGGGAAAGGAGCGTCGTACCGGTAGCCGGTGACGCACCGTAACCAGCGACGTTTACGCCAGCAGGAGCGGTTACTGAAGCCGGGTCAGCGTAGGCAGAACCAGTGACACCGGAAGCGATTCTCCCAGTACCGGTTACGCCCGAGCTGTCGGGTAGCTGAAAAGCCATTGGAAATTGCCCTCCGTAGGGATGTAGTTAGGAACTGAGCTTGGGTTAGCCGCCAGCCCGGTAGGACTGCGATGCGGCCTGAAGGAGCCTCGCTCGGTATTTGGCGTACGTTCCGGGATCCATATTCCTGATCTGATCAGGAGTCATCGTTTCTAGCGCCGGTTCTTGTTCCATTGGCCCCACGGGGGGAGCGGTCGGAGTCGTTCCCCTCATGGCTTGACGCTGTGACTGAACAGCGTCCTGCATTGACTGCATAATAGCAGAAGTTCTGGTCTTCATTGCATCGATAGACATTTCGATCTCTTCGACGCTATTTCCGGTAACCAGATCTCGCAGTTCAGGCATGATGTACTCAGCGTTCTGCTCCAAAGCAGCCTGCCGGTAGCTCTGCAATTCGTTGAACTGCTTCTCTTGCTCGTAGATGGCTCGCTCCTGCTCCATGCGGGATTCCATCTCGGCAAATCGAGAGTTGAACTCTTCCTCACGGCGCTGAAGAAGGTCACGGACCTCCATGGTCTCCTCTTCCTTACGCCGCTGCTCAGCCTCTGCTGCCTCCCGGGCGATGCGCTCCTCCTCTAGGCGAGCGTCACGCTCAGCCTGAAGCTCAGAGAGCTGGGTCTCGTAGTTGTTGAGACGGGAGTACAGCTTGTCCTTCTCTTCCTGACGGATCCGGAGAACATCGTCCTCGGAGAAGAACTTCCCCTGCTCAGACGGCTGCTGTGGTGCCATCTGCTCTACGACCTGAAGTGGCTGCTGAGATGCGCTTACTTCGGTCTCAATTTGACCAACCTCAGCGGCAGTCATTGGCTGCTGCCGGGGATCTGCACCGACGATAAATCCGTCGTTGGTGTCAGAAACAGAGTCGTCAAACTGACTTACAGGGTCATTGGACATGTGAATACCTCGGTGTTAGTGGTCCGAAACTGAGTCAGATATTAGCGTAGGTAGCAGGCAAAGATGCAAGCAGGGTTTATTCTTCAAAATCATCACGGGCTGCGGGGTACATGTCATACGCCCCAGCGATGATTTCCTGCGCCAGCATCGGGTCTACGGCGGGAGCCATTCCGACAGGGTTTCCGTTCTCGTCTACCTGATCCATACCCGGTAGTACGAGCGGCTGACCGTCGGGAGTCATGCCGGTTGCCTGAATGATGAACTGGGATGTCTGCGCCTGAACGAGCTGGAGAGATCCCTGCTGCTTCGTGTCCTCGACAGCCTCTTCGAAGATTTCCTGCATCTTCTGGTCCGGGAACGCTTCTCCAAGTCCCTTGAGTGCAGACCGCTTGGAGCTGAGGCCCATGGAGATCTTCGCCTGTTCTTCGTTGAGCTTGAGAAGCGTGTCCATTGGGAGCGGAGTGGGCCACTCAATTGTGGATCTGAATGATGCTGGATCGGTGGGATCCAGTTCCATGTACTGGTTCTTCTTCGGGGGCGCCGCAGCGATAAACGGGTTGTACTTCATCCAATCCGGCTCATAGATAGCGATGTACCGGATGACGAACTCGTTGATCTGCTTGAACAGCTTGCTGTACTGGATCTTCTTGTGTTGGTAGCGCTGCATCAGAGGCAGGTACTGCATGTGCAGAGCTACACCGGACGTGTTGGAGATGGGGTTCATCTGGCCCAGCGCACCCATGGGAACGCCCATCAATTCGTGCATCGAGGTCTTGATCATCTCCAGATAACCAAGCGGCCCGGAGAGGTTCCCCTCCAATTGGAGGTTGGTGATCCGAGCATCCTTGTTGGGGATACCCCACACTTTCTTGGGGCCACGCTCCAGTGTGGACGCCTTGGCCCCAGTGATAACTGTTACAGGGGCCGAGTGGTAGTTGATGATGTCCGAGATCTCGGTCGCCTTCTCGTTGTACTCACGATTCAGCGAAATGATGTCGTTGATGTCCGAGAGTCCCCATGGACTGGAAGCGACAGGCAGGTTGGGAACGAAAGCAATCGGGATCCGTCCAAGTGGGTTGGGCCGCTGATCGATGAGTTCATCGTTGATGTACTCCTCAATCATCTCGTCCGTCATCAGCTCGGTGTAGGTGTGAATCTGACGAGTTCCGTCGGTAGCGGTTCCCCAGAACTTGTACTTCAGCTTGAACTTGATGAAGCGGGACCGGTCGTGGGGGTGAAACTCTGGGAAGCAGAATGCCGGGTTCAGCGGGAGGATGCGGCACTTGCCCGGGATGTTCTCTCCGAGAGAGTTCTGGAACGGCGGCTCATAGGCCACCTTCACGAATGCGTCGCCGCCCACGCCACCGAGCTGTCCGATCTCCCAGATGAGGGATTCCCGGTCGTTGTCGTTATCCCATACCCGCTTCAGGATGTGCGGGACGATGGACGCCGTCGCCTCAGGCGATCCGAAGTGGACGCTCTTCCCAAAGGTGAAGTTGATCAGGTAGTCCTGAAGCGCCTTGACGTAGTTGACGGTGATCTGCGGGTCACCAATCTCCCGCTTGTATGCCCAGTGGTGTCCGAGGTACCACGCCCAGTTGCTGGCGTAGCGATTCATCCGTGGGCCGTGTACCTCAAACTCCTCGTCTGCAAGCTCTACTAGCCCGAGGGGAGAAATGGCTACCGTGAGGTCGCTGGCGGCAGCTCGGTACGACGGTGGGTGGAAGTTGATCACGATCCGAGTCTAACTTAAAACAAGTTGAGCTGGTTTGGATCTTCCACTGGTGCGCTAGCTGTATGTCCGTAAGCCTCGTCGGGGTCAACAAGACCACGTTGGACCTGCTCCTCGTGCCACTGTGTGGCTTGAGAGTCTCTAATAGATCCGAGACCCCGAGCATTCATAGCAAGACGGGCTGCGTAATCGGCCGCTGTATGAAAGTACGGAATCTTTTCGATAGCGCGCTCCCGCTCTGATTTATGACGACGAATCTGTCCGGTCTCAGACAAGAGCGGATTACCTTTACTGTCCACCATGACAGGCTTGTCAGTTGACAAGTGAGGCAGCATTGCCCCGCCTGAATGAACGTCAGCTACGAAGAACTGAGGGTGGGTATCCGACCAAGAATTGGCGTATGGCCCAGTTTTGGAAGAAAGCATAGGGGTCCCTTCCGGATTACTCTCACTGGGCTCCCCTCGCCAATCCTTAATAGACTTACCCGCAAGGTACTGTTCATAGGCTCTTGCTGCCTTTACTAGGTTTGCGGGTCTGGCCGTCAGCCTTCCTGCTGTACTAACACCCTCCGGTAGTTGTACAGAACTACGCACATTGCTGATGTTCTCTGAAGTACCGCCCTGCTGGATGTGTCGGATAGCATGCTCTGCTGCTTCATTATTCGGGAAGTATGTTTCCCCCACACGAGGGCCACTCTTTGGGGTAACCATGAATGTGGTATTGGGAGAAGTGATGGCATTAAGTGCAGCGTGAACGCTCTGCGGAACACCTAGTTCCCGTGCAGAACTGTCGATTACTCTCCGAGGCAAACCGCCTTCGTAGAAATCCATTCCTGCGGGGTTGGTATGTCCGTAGCTCTCCATCCGGAGGTACGCTTGATCTAGCTGTGCGCCCCAGTCCGACGACATCTGGTCAATGCTTGTTCCATGTTGAGCAAGACCTCTTTCGATGTGGGCACGAGTATTGGGATCAAGCTCTTCCCACTTTGGAGGTCTGGGAGCTGCATTAGGGTCCTCAAGACCGGGTAGCTGCCTGTCGTAATGCCTAGGGCCAACGCCGGTCTGCTCGTCCCACTCGGATCCCCGGTAAATCTGGCTGTTCGACATCCCAGTCTGTAGCAATGTTCGGGCGTCAGAAGTCCTCGCCTGACCTTCTGGAGTTTGTTCCCACCTACGGCGAGCGGATCGTGCTCTACGAGCACTATTGATTTCCTCTGTGGTGAGGGGCTTCGGTTCTTTAACGAATTTAGAACGGTTCTTTGGTAAGCCACCCCCAGCCCGCCCGGGGGGAAGAAGTCGAGATGTCTCCACCTCATGTGTGGGTAGACGCTCGTGCTCTGATCTTCTCCTAGCCATTACGCTGCTCCTCTTGGATTACGCCAGCCCGCCGAGATGGAGCGCTGGCGACGTGCTTCCAGAGGATTCGGCAACGTAATCCCCTTCGGTGCCAGACCCGGGGGCATCTGCTGGGTCTTGATGTAGTTGTCCTGAACCCTCTGGATAGCTTCAGGGTTCATCGACGCAGACGCCCACTCAAATCCTGACTGCTCTTCGGGAGCACGCAGGACAACTGGCTTGGCCTTGGCGGGGCGACCGGCTTTCCCTGATGTACCAAAGTTGGTGGGAAAGCTCATGGTCAGTACATCCCGTTGTCTTGGTCCTGATCGTTGAAGGTGCTCCCGGGCACATCATCCTGATCGTAGTCACCCCGGAAGAAGAAGTTGGCGAGGATTGTCTTCTCCCGGCAGCCGCAAGGGTCCCCCCACCCACAACATGCGGAGGAAGCGGAGGGGCCTCCGATCATCGAGTCCATCTGCCGGTCTTCTACAACTTCTCAGAGATCAGAAGAGATTGCGGCGACCCGACCGCCGAGGCTGTGAGATATTACTCTCAAGAATGTCGCCAGCATCGATGTGAATCTCATTGTTACGACCAGCTTGGGGCATCCCAATGTTATTGGGACCCCTCTGGCGCATCATCCGTTCCAGACGAGTGTCTGCATCAAACGTGGCCCCAGCAGTTCTGCTGGCTCGGTCGTATGCCTCGTCCCAAACCTGATCCTCGATGCCCACCGGGTCTGAGTACTGACCCATTAGGTCACCAGACGGGTTGTACAGCGAGAATGTGTACTGAGGGTTGTAGGCCCCACCGGGGTAGGCGTGATCGGTCTCCTCGATACCGTCCGTGGGAAGAGCACCTGCTACAACATTCTCGTAGTTGGCCCACTCCTTGGGAGTATTTGGAGCTTCATCGTAAGGGTCCTCAATTGACGGCCCAAAAAGAACCTCGTGACCCATGTTATTGCTGAAAGCCTGCTCGCTAAGTTTCCTACGCTTCCCTAGCGGCCCACCGCCCTCGCCTAGGGCATGAGCCGAGTGGATATAGTCCGCAGCCAACTCGTCAGCGCTGTGTGCTCGGGGGTTGAAGTCCGGAAGGTAGGCGTACTCAGCATCAGGTCCTGCATTTCTACCTCTTGCAGCGGAGTACATGTCACCTCTATACCCGTCAAATGATGCAAGGTTTGCTGCAACACGATCGATATGAGCGTCTCGATCAACAGTTCGGGAGTCTGCTCGCTGCCGCTCGCTGAAGCCTTGGTTCAACCGAGAGCGAGTGGCCTCAATCTCCTCGGGAGATAGCCGAGGAGCATTTGCCACCATCTCCGGTGGAATCCGCTCTGGCGGCAGCATCCGCTCCATGGGCTCATCATCATCTCCATGGATGTAGACAGTACGGGGCTGCGAAGGATCGTACTCGGCCATGTGTAAATCTCCCAGTTCTAATTAGATGCCGTCTAGATTAATCAGCCGACTCGGGTCGGATTCCAGCGCTGGATCCGCATCTCCGAACCAGCTACCCGCTCAAAGTTCGGGTGGTCCATGCCTGCGCCCTGAACGAACTCGGAAAGCTGCATCGGGGCCTCGATCCAAGTGGCTGACCCAACGTGAGCACGCTCACGCATGGTCTCCATCGGGTCCTTGATCGGCCAACCGAGGTTGACAGAACCAACGGTGTCCTCGTAGGCACCACGACCGAACTCAAATGGAACGTCTGTGTCGGTAGCAACGCCCTCTTCAAAGCGAAGAGGACCCTTGTTACCGGGAATGCTCGGGGCGTAAGCGGCCTCGTAACCGGTCTCGGGAGCGTATGACATGCCGTGGTCTCCTTGATAGAGCGATATCAGAGATTATCTCACAGCTTTACTGGTCCGGTGACACGTTAATTACCGGAACCAAGGTGCCGTGGAAATCTCTACCTCAGGAACGCTGTCCTGCTGCGTCATCATACACGCAATCGCCAGACTATCGACGTAGTCGTCGTGGGCGTCACGGGTGTCGTCCGGGGCCTGAACAAGCAGATAGCTGTTCTTCATGACCTTCTCAGCGTCTTCCATCTGCTGACGAAAGCGCTTCCAAACACGAGTTCTCCGGGCCTTGGAGTGGCCCGGATAGATGACCATGTTTCTCTGTAGCAACTGAATCAGGTGCTTCCATCGCTCTGACTGATTCTTGAGGTCAGAAGTAACCTCAATAACTTCTGTGCGATGACCCATGAGCCGCTTCAAACGGTCGGCGAATGGACCGCCCATACCCTGAGCGTCCACCCCTAGATAAGCGACATCGTAGTTATCGAGGAATTCGACAATCTGGTAGTACTGCTCTTCGTACTCGGTGTTCTGAATCTCCAACCAATTGAGCACCCGGTGCTCACGGTAGCCAGCCGCATCGGGATGGTCCCAGTCCACCCAGCAGACCGTCACAACGGTGGAGTCATTGAGTCTCGCTGGGTCGATGCCGACCACAACCGGGCTGCGGTGCCATGCCTTGACCATCTGCATGGACGGGTCAGATAGGTAGTCCAAAGCGTCATCAGTGATGAGCATGCCTCGGTCAAGCATCCACCGAAGTGCGTAAGACATCTGGAACTCGTCGGAGTCCTCCCCGAGACGGAGCTTCTCCTTCTTGATGAACTTCCCGTAGTACTCGTTGTATTTGGCGACCGTCTTCCAGTCATATTCGAAGTGGCAGACCTTGGCGCCTCGCTTAGTGGAGCGCCGCTTATTGAGCTGAATGGCCTTGTAGAAGTCCCCCTTGTGAAACGAGGGCGTACCGATCTTCACGATGGAGCCTGCGTAGGCAGCGAGCATCGGGTGAATCGACTTACGAACCACAGTGTCGTCGGCGTCCTGTGCCTCATCTACCACGACAAGGTGGTAGGAAGCACCTTCGATCTTCGCCTTGGGGTTAGCCGTCTGGCGTCGAAGCATGGAACCAGACCGGAGCTTCAGCAGCTTGGACCCGGTGGAGATCTTCTCGTCAATCTCGGGGTCATCGAGGATGCCCTTGGCGTGATCGTTGGTGAGGATATCCATCACCTTTTGGTAGATGAACTCACTCTGTCCGTCGACAGGAGCGAACATACCGACCCAAAGACCACGCTTGAATCGGTCGAACTCTTCGAAGCTCTTGGCGAGTTTTGGGAACAGAACCAACATCCCCGCTACCACGATAGCGAGCGTCTGACTCTTACCACTCTGCCGAGACCAGAGCGCAGTGACTTCCTCACCGTCTCCAATGATCACGCTCTCGATGATTCGGTAAGCGAGCTGTCGCTGGTAGGGACGCAGGTCCATGTCAGCGAGTTCCTCGCAGAAGACGATTGTCCTCAGAACAATCTGCTCGATGAAGTCTTTGTCCTCTTGCGACAAGAAGTCTTCTGGAGTCTCTTCTCGCTCTGGGCTGAGTTCCTCTAGGTCCTCCTGCGTTGGAACGTAGTCGTCAGCAGGAGGACCTAGGTCCTCATAGAGTGGGCTACTCACTCGTCGGAGGTCTTGTTGCGGTTCTTCGCCCGGTAATCGCTGTAGTAGTCACGGTTGATCTCGACACAGCGAGTACCTCGGCAACCCTTCTGGTACCGGTAGATAGTGGCGTCATCACACTTCGATGAGTCACACGTAGGGTCGAGACCGCAGACTCCTACCTCTGAGGTAAGGATTGGCTTGCCCTTACGCCCGGGCTTATGGCTCTTGATGGTTTCGACATCATCACCAATTTCGGCGAGGCGGCTCTCAATGTAATCAAGCCGCTCAATGATTCGGTCA